GCCATCAGTCAGACTGGTAGCCCCGCTACCTCCATTGCCCACAGGAAGCGTACCAGTAACACCCGTTGTGAGCGTGACTTGCGCCCATGCAGGGTTGTTATTGGTGCCTGTGTTGGTGAGAACCCTGCTGTCGTTCGCGTCTTTTGCGAGCCGAGATAGCACCGTAGTGCTAGTGGCATATAGGGTGTCACCCTGCGCTTGAGATTCAAACACATGGCCCGTGCCATCACTAGAGATATACTCAGCTTGGGTTAGTTCTGAGCCTGGGTCTTTATGTGTTAACTCATTAGCCATTAGTGGTAGCCCACTGTTAGCGTGATGTTGCTGCCTGGGATGTCGGCATATATCGCTGTCCCAAACACCAAAGCTCCCTCGTTTTCTGCACCGAAACGAAGGAACGTCATGCTATTGGCGGGGGCGATACCGCTTACGAGGTCAGTGCCGCCATCATCCGTGCTGTCATTGAGTTGCCACGCCCCGCCTGTAGCTACGGCGGAGACAAGCACCCAATATACTTTGCCAGGGTTGGAACTGACCGCCCCATCAGAGGTCAGGACTGTCGTATCAACTGTGTTGTGTGCCATTCTTCTTCTCCCACCTCTGGTGTTTCTTGCTACGCGTGTGCTGCGCTATGTATCCTTCTCGGACGCTACCTCCGCATCCGCAGGGGGTGTAGACGGCCTCGCCTCGGGTGTCGCGGGTTGTATCGGCGTTACTGGCCGCATCACTTCCTGGACCTTGGGTGGCCGCCCCCGTTTGGGTTGCGATTCCAAGGAGCTGGCGTTGGAAGTTTCGTTCTTCTTCTTTCTCTTTTCTTTCCCTTTCGTCGTAGATGGTTTGCCACTCCATGCGGTGTCGGACTTGGACGTGCCGGTTAACTTGGAACTCAGAAACGAGATTGGACTTGTTACAAGTCGCAAAACCCCAGATATCATACTGCCACCTCTCAGGATCATCTTTGTGAAGTAGGCACTTCAGTGTGCCACGCTTGGGTTCTATGCTGGGCTTGACCGTAGTGAAGTACCGCGTGTCATCGGGCCGCATCTTCTGTAACTGCGATTCCAGCATATTGCGGTTCACTATAGAGCGCTCGCCGTTCTCCGTGTCATAGACATATACGTAGCCTGCCGATTCTAGGGATGCTATCTGTACATCAATCGGGAACGTATCGGATGACGAGTGGATGACCTTCCTTCTATCGAAGTTGCCAGGCTCAGGCGCTGGTTCAGCTTCTTCCATTAGTTCTACAGTCATCTTGTTGTCTGTGGTCATAAGCCTTTCTCCTTCGATATCGTCACGAACCTGTCTAAGTGATCGTGGTATTCATTGACTAAATCATGGGGCTGTATCTCTGGACGGACAGTAGGACCAAGCCTAACGGCTTCGGCTACTTCTCTAAGCTCTCCAACGCTGTGAAGAACTTCCATGCGGCGAGTAGAAGCATCCCACACACCGCCAGGTATACGAAACGCATCAGCGGAGAAGTCTTTAGCCGCTCCCAGATCTTCACGATATTCGGCAAGTCGTTCCCCCCGTACCACGGAGATGATCTGATATCTGCGCCACCCACTATTATCAGGGGACTGCAGATTAAGCTCGACAAGATTAAACGCAGGTTCATCGAGGTGTACTTCGATGGCGGCTGAAACTAATTTACTCATGCTATGTCCACGCCGGGATATACATGACCGTGCCACCGTCATCTGTGACGGTAAGCCACTTAGCGATGGTGGCTGTCCCTACCCCAGATGGCGCAACATTGGAGATGGTGACAGTACCAGAGGCATTAGCCGTCCACTGGGCACTATCATTCAGCGTGATCGTCCCATCCACCGTCAGTCCATTGACGATAGATAGGCTAGGCGCCACGTTGTTATATTGAGCTACGACAGTACCGTCCACAGTCACTTCTAACCGTGAGCGGCTACTGTCGTAACGAAAGCCTCTACGAGTGGTCACCTAGCTTGCCTAGGCAGTCCAGTCGCGGTTAGCCCAGACACGGATGTAATCAACATCCATAGTCTTGACCGCTGTGGTCTTGGACTCCACTATGACGTTCAAACACAGGTCTACAGAAGTAGAAACTGCGCCGGTAACGGTCTGCTCCAATACTCCATCAACCCACCATTCGACGGTGCCGTTGGGGAACAGTTCCAGGCGAAGAACCTGGTATTCACCAGCGGTAGCACCGGCGTCGAAGTCAACTGACGTAGAAGTAGTCTCTCCGGTAGTAGTACCACCGTTGTACACACCGTGCCAGTCACTATTATCGGTCAGGTCTGATGCCATCAGGAACCCCACCAGGTCGGAGGCAGTCAATGTAACGGTGATGGTATCACCATGACAAATCGCGCCTTCGATGATAGCCAGGTCAGTGTTCACATCAGAAAAACCAATGAAGACTTCGCCCGTGTTGAGTGCAGCTTGGCGCACCCGCGCTTCCATAACGATGCTTCCCATAAGGCCCACATCAAACATGGTCGCACTCTGTAAGCCAGCGGCATGGACATCCTCATTGGTCGTGGTGAGTTGTATCACACCATTAAGGCCATCAGAGTCCATACGGGGCGCACCAGAGTCAGTCTCTGCAATACCTTGACCGACTACGTTTAGACCACCAAGGGCTATCGGAGGAGCAGTGGTCGCGGCCAACGTAGACCCCGCACCAAAGAAGTCCTCGTCAATCATTAGTCTACTGTCACTACCTTGTGCCATGTTGTTCACCTACTTGTTTGAGCTGTAGCTCTAAGTTTCGTATTCGCACCCTGTAGGGTGCCACTGCCAAGAAGATGTTATCTCTGGGGACGGCGGCCAGGTTCTCTAACCGCACATCCGCAGGCTGACCATTCAGGTTGTGAACGACCCACCCTTTAGGTATGGGGCCATGGGCCTCAGACCATATGGTGCGCCGTGTGTTCACTATGAAGTAGGCGTAGCCGCGTCCGAGTAAATCTCGAACAGCCAGTTCCCTGAGGAACGCTCGCCGTAGGCATACTCGTCATAGAGGTATACCACGGTAGCTCCACCGCCGATGTCTTCCCGGCGAACCGTGGCGGTACGGGGAGCGCGTCCCTGCACCATCACGATGGCCTCTTGAGCGAACACGCCGCCCTTGGCATCGTCGGAACCGTCGATGGTGATATTCCCGTCTTCAAAGACTTCGACCCCCGCAATCTTGCCACGGAAGCCTTCCTGAAATACACGGGCAGTCAGACCGTCAGTGACTTCGCCACCATCACCAGCAGTACCTGTGCCGATGCTGGCAGTAAGTTCGTCATAAAGGTCCTTGATCTGGAAGCCGTGGAGTACGCACCGATACGGTGGGTTACCAGGCTCAGTGGCGTTGCTGCTGATGCGGTAAGCCGCCGCAGCGATGACGCCGGATGCCAGTGTGGTTCCAGCACCAGAGAGGGAAGTGGTCGCGCCGTCAAGAACGGTAAGGCCGTCTTCGTCTTTCTTCCGCTGGATTGCCTGTTGTGCCAAGCTACCAAGCTGGGCATAGGACTGGGAGTTGATACGGGAAGCCACCCGGTCAGTCACCAGGGTTTGAATACCAGTGACGGTGGGGGTGATGCTGAAGACCGTATCAGACATCTGCTGTGGGTTATCCAGCGTGGTAGTCTCGGTGATGTTCTGGGCATTAAGCGCAGCCATCGAGATCTCACGCCAACTGGTGCCGGTGCCCTCAGAAAGGGTAACCTTGTCCACCAGGTTGGGCATGACGCCCTCATATTCACGGACCTGCCTAGCTGAGGCCACGACAGTATCGAGGCTATCGGCTAGTGATTGGGTAATAGTATCGCCAGCAGCCATAACTAGTTCCTACCTTCGTTTATTGATTCGTCTTGCTCTAGCGTGGTCTGCGGGGGTAGGGCTATCCATTTTGCCATACTCCCGAAACCAAGTGTCATCATCTTTTGTAGCACCACCGCCAGCACTGGCAGGCCCAGTATCTAGGTCATAGATACCGGCTTCTTCCAGCCGCTGTTTTGCAGAGGTACGTTCTTCTTGCCTGACGCTATCAGTCATCTGGGCGGCCTTGCTACGTTCTGTCTGCCGTACCACTTCATGGGCTCGGACCAATGTACTGTATAGCCCAGCCATGCTTTTATTCTTATGAGCCTCTACCCATGATTGGCGCACTTCTTCTAGCTCTGGAGCTTCGTATAGACTAAGGATTTCATTCCCTTCCACGTCTTGCATCGCTCCGCGTAGCTGGCTAGTAAGCGCTTCGTATCGGCTCTGGTACGTCCTGCCGCGTTGATTGTTCTGTGATTGCGCCTGTATTTGAGTGAGCTGTTGTGGAAGATTCTCGGTGTCACCTTCCGCTAATGCTTTGATCAGGGCTGCGTTTGATTGCTCCATAGCAACCATACGGTCACCTATACCAAGAATAGCGG